ATAAAAGAGGTTATAGAATCAAAATTTAATGATGCATATCCAATAGAAGCTTATGTCGATACTTATGATGGGTATGAAGGTCAAGGAACAATTCTTTCCAAGTTTGGAGTACAACCGTTAAATGATTTAAATTTAATTATATCAAAGGAGAGATTTGAGACTTATATTTCTCCTCTTATAAAAAATTTACCAGACATAAAATTATCAACAAGACCAAAGGAAGGTGATTTAATCTGGTTTCCTCTTGGAGACAGATTATTTGAAATTAAATTTGTTGAACATGAAAAACCTTTTTATCAACTTCAAAAAACTTATGTCTATGAGTTGAGATGTGAACTCTTTAGATATGAGGATGAAATCGTTGATACGGGAGTTGATGAGATTGATGATAATGTTTCAAGAGAAGGATATATCCAAACACTTACTGTTGTTGGTGCAGGTGTAACAGCCACAGCAACTGTTAGTGGTATTTGTACGACTGGTGGAGTAAGATTTGTAACTATTTCCAATAGAGGTAATGGATACACTTCAAGACCAAGAGTGGCTTTTTCATCAGCTCCAATTGGTGGTGTAACGGCTGTTGGAATTGCAACCTTAATTGGCGATCTTGTAGACTGTAATGGTCTTACTGAAAATAATAAAATACAGGGAATTGAATTAATTAATCCTGGTTGTGGATACACTGTTGCTCCTTCTGTAGTTGTTGTTGGAGGTGGTGGAGTTGGATTTGCTGCAACCACAACAATAGGTGATGGTGTAGTTGGACCTGTATCTATTTCCAGTGGTGGTAGTGGATATTCAAATCCACCAACAGTCACCTTTAGTGGACCTGGAACTGGAGTTACTGCTACTGGTAGATCTTATATTAGTTCTGCTGGAATAGTGACGGCAATCTACATCACTAATGCTGGACTTGGATACACACAAACTCCTACGATCACAATTTCCTCACCATATTCATCTGGATCTGGATCCTATGAATACAATGAAACTGTAACTGGAAGTATCAGTGGCACAACAGCTATTGTAAGAAAATGGGATTCTACTACTAATGAATTAGAAGTATCTAATATAAGTGGAACTTTTGTTAATGGCGATGTTCTTGTTGGTTCCACATCAAGTGCTTCTTATGAGGTTAGATTAGTAACTACTGATAATCTAGTAGATCCATTTGCTGATAATGACAATATTGAATTGGAAGCAGATTCAATACTTGATTTTTCAGAAACTAATCCATTTGGAACACCATAAATAATATATCACACTTTCCTGACAAATGTTTGAATACTTTTATCACGAGATACTGAGAAGAACGATTGTCTCTTTTGGGACTTTGTTCAATAATATAAACATTAAACACACTAATGATTCTGATAGCGCAGTCAGTGTGATGAAAGTTCCTCTTGCTTACAGTCCAACACAAAAGTTTTTAGCAAGACTAGAACAAGTTCAAGATTTGAACAAACCAGTTCAAATGTCATTGCCAAGAATGTCATTTGAGTTTCTTGGTTTGACTTATGACACATCGAGGAAAGTAACAACAACACAGGCATTTCTTTCTGGACTGAGTTCTGATAAGACTCAACCAAGAAAAACATATATGCCCGTTCCATATAATATGTCATTTGAACTTAGTATCTACACTAAGTTGAATGATGATATGCTTCAGATTATTGAACAAATTCTTCCTTATTTCCAGCCAGCTTATACTCTCTCCGTAGACTTAGTTGATACTATCGGTGAAAAGAGAGATGTTCCCATTGTTTTTGAGGGAATTGAAATGAGAGATGAGTATGAAGGTGATTTCTCACAAAGAAGAGCTCTAATCTATACATTAAGATTTACAGCTAAGACATATCTGTTTGGTCCTGTCATCGATGTTTCCAAGGATATTATCAAGAAGACATCTGTTGGATTTGTTGCTGGAGATTCGAGAAGCACTACGAGAGATCTTACATATCGTGTCGATCCTGTAGCTACAAAGAGTTATACAAATAATATAGTCACAACTCTTGTTGGTGATATTACTACAACAGTTACAACTATAGAGGTTGCTGACGCATCATCTATTTCAGTTTTTGACGTTCTTGTAATTGACGAAGAAAACTTCAAGGTCACAAATAAATCAGGAAACAAACTTTCTGTCGAAAGATCTTATGATGAAACTAAAGCATCACAACATGTTGGTGGATCTAATGTTAATTTGATCACAACAGCAGATGCTCCTCTTATTGAAATTGGAGATAACTTTGGATTTGACGGTTCGTTCTAATGAAAGAGTATGAAAATGACAAAAAAATTCGATGATCTGAATGATGCATTTAACGTTGCTGGTGATATAGTTTCTCGTGAAGTGGAATCTATTGAGGAAAAGGTAGAATCTATAGCTTCTGTTTCCAATGATCTTAAAAAAGATTATGAGTATACTAGAGGAAACTTATATTCAATCATTGAAAAAGGTCAAGAAGCACTTAATGGTATTTTAGAACTTGCTCAAGAAAGTGAAATGCCAAGAGCTTATGAAGTAGCAGGACAACTCATTAAGAATGTTGCTGATGCTACGGATAAACTCATTGATCTCCAAAAGAAACTAAAAGACATTGACGAACAAAAGGTCAAAGGTCCAACAAATGTCACCAATGCCCTTTTTGTTGGTTCAACAGCAGAATTATCTAAACTATTAAAGAACGGACTTACTGAAGATAATAAATAGTACAACGGGAGAGAAATCCCAAAGTACTATTGTTACTAATAAGATGCCAAAGGATTTACCTTCCATTGAAGATTTTGCCAACAACAATAATCTCCCATCAGTTAATGAATTTATAACAGAGAAAATTGATGAACAACTACCCTCTATAGATGATTATATAGAGAAAGATGAAGTAGATTTAAATGAAGAATCTATTAATGTTTCCGGGGATTTTAATGGAACATTAGTAGTATCAGACTCTAAAGATAGTGAAAATCAGTCAGAAGGATATCTGATTACTAAGATTCTGGAGTTAATCTCTGAGGTAAGAAAAGACATTCCAGAGATACCAGAAATAAAATATTATGATGAGGAGTTAGAAAGACTTTGTGAAATTGTAGATCAGGTAAGATCAGAAATACCTGAGGTAAAATGCTATGAAGAAGATATTGAAAGATTAGAAAAAAATATCCAAGACGTAAAAGATCAAATCCCAACTTTTCCCAAATGGGTTAATGAAGTAAATGAGGTTCCTGATTTCTCTTGGATTGGAAAGACTTTTAGTGTTATTGATGATGACTTTATTAAGATCAATGATAAGATTGAAACTTTAGGAGAAACAGTTAAATTAGATCTCAACTCTATTATTGAAGAAACTGAAGTTAAGTTTTTCGAAAATAAAGTTGAGATTGAATCCAATATAAAACAATTGGATGAAAAGTACCAAGGAGTAAAAGATAGAATTTGGAAAGAACTTAGAGAATCATCTCTTAAAATTTGGGAATATCATAAAGAGTTTAAAGATGATGATCGCAAGTTAAAGAAACAAATTACTAATGAGTATAACTCTCTAAAACAAGGTCTCGAAGAAAAGCTCAAAGAGATTAATGAGAACAGTGTTAAAACAGATCAGGTTCTTTTAAATTATTTTGAGGTACTTAAGGAAGAGATTTCGGGTCTTCCTAAAGTAAAATATTATGATGAAGATCTTAGACATGTAACGAAAGATATTAAAGATCTTTATGAACTTGTAGAAACGATTAAGACTGAACAAAAAAGTTTACAAGAAAACTTACTAACAGAACCTCCAGAAGAAAAAGAATCTATAGGAGTAACTCCAGATCCATTAACTCCAATGGATCAAAAGTTTGCAACTCTTGATGATCTTGCAAATCACTACAGAATCTTTATTAACAGAATTCAAACTCAACTCTCAACGATGGGTGGGGGTGGAGCTGGATTCATCAAAGACCTCGATGATGTATCTTTTGATCAAACTACAGGTAGTGGAAAACTTTTAATCTATAATGGATCCCAGTGGGTTGGTATATCAAGTGAAAGTTTAGGTTCTGGTGGAAGTGTAGGAGCTGGAGGAACTTGGCAAGTTGATTCTGTCGGTATTCACACCACAAAGAATGTTGGCATTGGAACAACTGCGAGATCAGATTATAAGATATATGTGGAGGGTGATGCTCTCTTTACTGGTAATGTTTCTGTTGCTGGAACTGTAACTTATGAAGATGTAACCAATGTAGATTCTATTGGAATTGTAACAGCAAGAAATGGTGCAATAGTAAAGGCAGGAACAGCAACTACTGCTTTGATCGTAGAGGGTGATGCAAGAGTTGTTGGTATTCTTACTATTGGTACTTCCAGTATTACCTTAGATGGTGATATTAACCAGGTTAATGTTGGTACAGG